GTTACCCGCCGTCCCAGTGAAGACGACCACGCCGGTCGCTGGGGTCGCGGCCAGGCGCGAGACACCCCAGATGTTAGCCCAGCGCACCAGGTAGTCCCCGGTTGCGGTGTCAGGGAGGGCCTGCAGTAAGGCCTGCTTCAGCTGCAGGTAGAAGTCATAGACGCGGTTGGCAAAGCCCGTGACGATGGCGCCGAGCCAGCTGTTACGCAGGAAGGGATTGGAGCCGGGCACCTCTCGCTGGACGCTGACCTTGGCCCGGTTGACGACTTCGGTGGCAGAGCTTGGTAGGTTAAGGGACATCTGCTATGCTCCGGTGCCTTCCCACAAGGGGTAGTAGGTGCTTACGACCTCAGAGTTGGGTCGGTACAGGTCGATAGTCAGCTCGGTTGTGCTCACGCTTGCCTCCACCTTCTTGGCCAAGCCATCCTCGACCAGCCAGCTCATGGCGTTCAAAGCCTCCGTCTGGATCCCGTTAAGCGTGGTGCGGGTCACCCGCGCCTGCTCATACAACCAGAGTTTGGACCCAATCTCGAAGCCGGGGGTGGCCTCATTGCCGATCCAGCCGCGGCGAAGCTCCGGGTGAGGCATCTCGGACGGCGCCGCTCGCCGCTCGCAGAACAGGCTCATCAGGAGGGCAGTGTCCAATTGATCTGCCGTCGCAATATCGCCGTTGGCATCAAGGGCAAAGTCATACTGCGCTGCCTCATATAATAACGCATCTGCACCCATGATAAAACCTCCTTATACCAGTATAAATCAGGGTAATCAGGTAACGCCAGAGATTGCGGCCTCGGTGTTGCCACCGCTGTCGTTGCCCTGGGTGTGGCCGTGAGTGGCCCCGACATCCTTCCCGGCGTTGGTCATCGTCCCGGTAACGCTGAGATTCCCGGTGATCGTGACGTTCCCAGTGACTGCCACGGTCGCCGCGGTTACGCTGGCGCTTGCCGCGGTGGCGGTCAGGGCCCCGGAAGCCGTGACGGTCACGTTTTTCCCGTCAACCTCCACGTCCCCGTTGGCGCGGAGGGTGACGCGGCTGCGGCTCACCGGGCTGTACAGCTCCACGTCACCGCCCGCCAGGGTGGAACGGCGGGTCATACTCGTTGGCAGCATTGCCCGGTTCTCGTCGCTTCCGTTCAGGATGAACAGGGGACCGATGGCAGTGCCGTCGACGTTGGCGTGTAAGCCATAGGGGAAGAGCATCACGGCGTCCGCAGTCTTGCCAAGGTATGAGACTTGCTGCACCGGGTAAGCCCCGGTGTCGCTTCCGGCCTTGACCACGCGGGCCCAGCGAATGAATTTACTCCACCAGGCCACTGCCCACCTCCTGTGCCTGCGGCTCGGCCAGCTGCAGGGTATAGGCGTTTGGCGGCATCAGGGTGAGTGCCGTGGTGCTGCCCTGGTCATTGCTGTAGTTAAAGGTCACCTCATTGATCAGCATCTCACCGGTGATCCCGGTGAAGTCATCCACCACCGGGACCAAGGTGTTCGCGGCCCAGAGGTCGCCCTCTTGGGTACGAAAGCCCTGCACCGTGACGGAATACAGCCGCCCGCGGGCCTTGCGCAGGTCAGCCTCCCACAAGATGCGCTCCCGGCTCTTCCCGCTCGACAATGATGACTCACCCTGCAAGACGAGCTGGCGCCCTCGACGGATGTCACTGTCCGTTACGCTCCCGCTTTGGGAGACGATGCTGGCGAGGTCAGTGATCCCTGCCTTGATGAGGGCAGTCGGGTTCAGGGAGGAGGCAAAGGTATAGTCGCGATAGCGCCCTGTCCCGTCATAGCTGACGGACCCTGAGATGATGTTGTTGTCGGTCGCCCCGATGATGTTTTGCAGCTTACCCGTGGACTTGACCGTTGCTGCCCTTGTGATCACGATGTTCCCGTCACCGTCAGAGGTCAGTAGGACCTGCCGCTTACGCGCCAGTTTTTCGATGAACTCGAAGGCGTTCTGCCCGGGCTCAGGGGCAATTAGGTCAGAAGCGGTTTTGAACGACTCCGTCCCGGCACCATCACTCACCGCGAGGCTTGAGCCGATGTCGGAGAGGATTAAGGCGATACAGCGCTTCAGGGTGATCGGTGGCTGAAAGTCACCCACGGCTCGTAGTGAGGAGTCGACGACGTCACCGGTCTTGTCTCGGCCCGAGAGGGTGATGCTATGATTATTCACCGCGTAGTTGACGTCGAGCCGCTCGATGTTCCCGGTTAAGATAACGTCAGCATCATCCAGGATCCGACAGGCCTCACCGCCTTTGAACGGGAGCGGGGTATTGCCCACGCGCACCGCGTCGAAGGAAAACTGCTTGCACAGGGCGTCGAGACGGCTACTGACGGAGATCGTCGTAAAGTCACCGTAGGCGGTGCCGTTGACTTCGAGGATCATTCTGTCAGCACCTGCACGTCACCGGAGAGGTTCGAGACGTTCCCCACGTTCAGGTTGGCGACGTCTTCGCCCTGAGTGTCATCACCGTAATACTGGAAGGCCAGCAGGCGAGCCGTGGTAGCGTTGGTGTAGACGGTAACCACGCGGCGAGCCGTTAGCTTCGCCTCGTCCAGGAACTCTTGCGCGAGCTGCCGCAGGTCCGCCAGGGCCTCACGGGTGTCCGTGTCAACCCCGGCCAGGTCGACCAGGGTGCTATACTGCTCCTCCAGGGTGCCGTCCACTTCATTGACGTCATCCAGCGTGGCGAAGTCAAGCTGCACCGCCGCGACATAGGCATAGCTCAGGGCTGAGACGCGCATCAAGGCGTTGAAGAGCTCCTTGTTCTGCTTCTTCTCGAGCTGGGCGGCGGTCTTGGCTTCCGCGCCGCCGTTGCTCTCGCCAAAGCCGAACTTCGCCTTCATGAACTCAAACTCCCGCCACTTTTCGGTAAAGAGCGTCTGCGCCGCGGTGTACTGCGCCTTGATGCTGTCGGCGATCGCTCCACCGTCCTGCGCGACCGACGCAGCGTTATCATACAGGGCTTGCGCTTGTGCGAAGTACTCACTTCCATCATCGATGGGCACAGCTGAGGTCACGAAGGCCGTCGCGGCTGCTTGCACGCTGTCAAGCGTGCTCTGGAAGCTACCGAGGAAGCCCGGTGTCACCTTATGGTTCTGTACCATGTTGGCCCGGTTGGCAGTCTCAACCGCGTCCTTGGCTGTAACCACGGAGCGGACGGTAAGCCCCGCCTGCTGAGGGACTTGCGGGCCGTCATTAATCAGGAAAGTAACGGACAGCTTACCATCGCCCAGCTCGGTCAGGTCCTCACTCAAGGAGAAGGGGCCGGCGATCACGTTGTCAACGCGGCCATAGAGCGGGTGGATCAGGGGTCCGGGCGTCTTCTCTTCAATCGCCGCCAGCAGGGCATCCCGCCGCTGCGCGTAATCCGTTGAGGGGATGATCAGGTTTAGCGAGAAGCTGCGCGGGGTGCGGCCGAGGTTCTCGACCGTTTGCCGGTCAGAATTCGGGTAGGTGTGTACGACGTTCTTATTGCCTCCCGCCGTGGTGGCGTTGGCCAGTAAGAACGGGACGCCTTTGTAACTACCCTGCTGTAGCTGTTCCAGGTCCATCTTACCAGGCTCCGGTGGCGGCCATGTTAACGCCGACGTTCATCCCAGGCACGTTGCCCCGGGTGGAACTCTTCACCGACTCTACCGCGCTCGCCGGGCCGCGCAGGTTCACGTTGACGTCGGTCCGGCTGCTGTTACTCACCGCCGGGGCCTTGTCAAAGCCCATCGTGTGGCGCACCGCGACGACCTTCTCACCGACCCAGGTGCCGATCTTCCGGCCGAACTCCTGGGCCTTGTTAAAGATCCCCGTCACCGTCTCAATGGCAGCCTTAACATTCTCCACGGCGGCATTAAAGACGGAGACGATGGCGTGGGCCACCGCGTCGACGACCGTGCGGACGATCTTAAAGTGCTTGTACAGGTACACCCCCGCGGCGACCACGGCGGCGATGGCGGCAGGGATAAGTACGAATGGCGAGAGCAAAGCCCCTGCGATCGCAGCCAGGACCCCGAAGCCAGCAGTGATGATAGGCAGTAGCATCGCCAAGCTACCTATCATCACCAGCAATGGCCCTAACACTAGCGCTATACCCGCTACGGCGAACCCGAGTTTGACTAATCCAGGATGCGCTTTGGCGAAAGATATGAAGGTCTGTGTCGCCTTCCCCAACCATGTTATGGTATCAGATAGGACTTGTTTTATGTCAAAGGATTGCACAAAGGTATCACCTACGGCCTTCAGCAGCAGGTTAATATTATCGAGAAAGGTTGACCAGAGACCGCCAAGTGATAGCGATTGCTTCTTCGTAAGTTCAAAGAACTTACCGCCATTCGTCGTCATCCCAGTCAAGGCATCATCAAACATCTTGAAGGTGACCTGCCCTTTAGCCACCATCTGCATAATGGTAGCTACTGAGACGCCATACTTTTTAGCTAGTATAGTTTGTAAAGCGACGCCTTTCTCAGAGAGCTGTAGCAGCTCATCTCCCTGCACTTTCCCCTTCGCCAGAATCTTGCCATATATTAGGGAAAACTCTGTTAGTGGCTTACCTGTACCGGCAGCTACGTCCCCTAATTTGCGCAGGACGTCGGTTATTTGATCCCCAGCTACGCCGAATGATAGCAGTTGCTTCGCGGCATCAGAGACCTCGCCCAGCTGGAAAGGTGTCGTTGCTGTAAACTTCGTTATATCCTCTAGTACCTTTCGCCCTTTTTCAGCGGAACCGGTCATGACTTCAAAGGCAATACCAAGCTGCTCAAACTTAGCTGATTGATAGAGTGCCGCGCCTCCAGCTGCCATAATAGGTAAGGTAACCTTTGCGCTAATGTCCTTTCCCACGTCCTTGAGCTTCTTCCCGGCCTTACCGGCCTTGCGCGCGAGGTTGTCCAGCTGCGCCCCGGCCTGCCGGACCTGACCAGCCAACCCACGGAAGTTGCGCTTCGCCGCCACGGTCAAGCGGTTCATCTCCCGCGCGACACGATTGAACTTGTCCTGAGCGATAAAGGTAAAGACGACTTTATTGGCCACGGCGTGCTTTCTCCAGTGCTTGCTCTCGCTCCCCGTCGATCTTCTTCGCGGTCTGCTGCAGGAGGAGCAGCTCCGGCAGCGGCGTCTCACGGGCCTTGTGGTAGTCCAGGCCGCCATCGTAGAAGGCGACCAGGTAGCCGATCTTCTCGATCAGCTCTTCTTCAGTCGCTGCAAGGCCGAAGCAAGTATAAAATTTGCCAGGTACTCTCCCACCAGCAGCTCCATGTCGTCCTGGGAGAGCTTGTCGAAGAGCGGCTTGGTCAGCTTCTCCTCACCTTCAACCAAGGCCACCCCGGACGTCAGCAGCTCCTTCGCGGTCAGCAGCACCGACCCGAGCTCCACGTCCTTCGACATGGTGATCAAGGTCATGATCGCCTCACCGTTGATGACGGCGTCACCTTGCCCCGAGTCCTCGGCTTCCACCTCGCCGGTCTTGGGCAACGCCCGGAAGAAGGCTTGCTTCAAGGTGGCACACTCGGTCATGTTGCGAGAGGTCGGCGCGGCCAGGGTGACGAACGTGCCCGCCTCGAGCTCGCCACCCTTGGCGTACTCAATCGGCTGCGTGAGGGTGACGGTGATTTCCTTCTGCACGGGTGATACCTCGCTAGGTGGTGGTCAGGTTAGACAGCCGGGTTCGAGCGCCACTCGAGCGTCATGTTGCCGTCGTTGGTGAGCGGCACCTCGACGTCCGTCAGCAGGGCAGCCTGGCTGAAGGAGCGGGTCAGGTTCCCATCGGCGGTCTTGCCGGTGATCTGGATGAGGTTGGCGTTCTTGTTCTGCTTCCACTGACGCACCTTGGCGATGTTGGTGACCGTGCTGGGCAGCTCGAACTTGACCGTGCTGTAGCGCATCTCGATGTTGTCCGAGAAGATCTGCTCGGTCTGGTTGCCACCAGCTGAGGCCGCGCGGATTGACTGCTCACCGAGGCCCTCGGTGTAGGTCAGAGTGTTCGGGATGTACGCCACGATGTCGTTGTTCACGAGGACCGCGGCATTGCTAAGTTGTTCAGGCATCGTTCCGCCCTCCGTTAGGCGTCAGTAGAGAAGGAGATCTTCATGGTGGCCAGGATCTCCCGCAGCTGGGTGACCAGGGGCACGATCATCGTGACCGTGGCTGTGCCGGTTGACAGGTCCAAGGAGACGGTCAGGTTGTCCTTGAAGTACTTCAGGGCGGTCTCGCCGGCCTGCAGGAGGACGTAGTCCGGCCCGGCCAGGTCCTGGTAGAGCTTCTCGCAGTACGCGGCGATGACCACGTCGTTGGCCATGTCCCGCCCAGGCAGCACGTCACCCTCGGTCAGGCGGCTCTGTACGAAGCGGGCCTTGAGGTTGTTGTAGAAGTACTCACGGGCGTTGGACGCGGTGTCCACATAATTCAGGTACTTGTAGCTGATGTCAGTGTTACCCGCGCTATCCGTCTTGTAGGTGGTCACCACCTCCCCCGCGATGGCGGTGTTGCCCGCAGTGTGGATGCCGAGGATAGTGCCGCCTGCCCCGCTCACGCCGCTCAGTTGCTCGATCTCGGTGTTGTTCCACCCGCGCCCGGTCTTGACCAGGGGCAGGTAGGGGAAGTTCGTGTTGAAGTAGGGCTTGGAGGCCAGGGCCGGGCCACCGTAGCCATCC